ACAGGGCCACCATAAATGACCCTGTACTTGACCTTAGTTTAGACTTCAGATTCTGATCAGGCTGCAGGTACAGAGGCTTTGAACACCACTTTGGACTTCTCCGGAACACTGACAGGCTGGCTTGTCATTGGATTCCTGGCTTCATGTGCCGGTGTGGTTTTCAGCTGGAAAGTGCCGAAACCCTTGATCATGATCTTGTCGCCTTTTTCGCACATGGTTTTGATGCCTTCAAACGTGGCTTTCACCACTTCGGTAACCTGGGCTTCGGTAAGCTTGATATCACTCTTGACTTCTTTGACCAACTCAATCATTCCTGCCATAATGTTTGCCTCCTTGATTGTGATTGCTACTTGTTTTTCTTGAATTTGGCCAGAGCTTTTGCTACTGCATCGTCCAGATCCTCTTCCTTTGATTCCTCAGAAGATTCTCCGTCACTGGTACTGCTTTCAGGTTCAGTGTCCTCCTTTCCATATTTTTCGATGATCTGATCCAGCTCTTCTTCGGTGCGGGTGTCGTCCTCCAACCAGGAGTTGAGGAGTTTTACAGCTTTGGGGATGTCAGTGTCAATGAGGGCAATCTTGTCAGCATAGATCTCCTCTGGAGTCATCGGCTTTTCTTGCTTCGGTTTGCGTGTGGGAGGAGCTTTCTTCGATTCTTCTGTGTTGGTGCCCTTCTTGGGCTCTGACTTAGACTCAGCCTCCTCCCTACGTTTGAATACATCTTCAGGAGACATACCATCCATCACCAACTCCTGCTCTTCGTACGTGAATGGCTTGGAAATACTTGACAGATCCTTCAGCTCAACTTCCTCTTTGAGCTTGGACGTGTTGGGTTTCGGAATAACAGAGTACTCAGTATCGAGACCACTGCCGGACTTGTTAATCACCACGTCACGACCAGTTTTGGCATCGGTGAGGTCACCCCAGTCATCATCGGCGAAATACTTGAGCAGCTCCTTGAAAATCTGATTTCCTGTTCCAAGAACCTTCACTTTGCCATCAGACCTATCAATGACGTTAAAGAAAATTCTTGACTTAGCAGACAGCTCCTTGGCCAGTTCCTTGTCCGATTTGTCCTTGCTCTTGTACAGAGAATCCACGATATCACAGATGTAACAGGGTTCTCCGGAATCCAGACGGTTACAGACCACGGCAACCTTGTCTTTACCCTGCTTGACGTAGTGATAACCTGTTTCATGGTAAAAATTGCCTTCCTCGTCACTGAGGAAACGAACCAGGTTGTCTCCATCTTCCAAGGTCATCCAGTCTGCATCCCCAGACGATCTCTTCTTCAATTCCTCGTACTTCTTGCGAAGTTTCTCCAGATCAACTGCCATAATGTCGCCTCCTTATTGGCCTTTCCTCATTTTGCTCAACTGTGATGCCACTTTTTCCTTGTTGACTTTCAGCTCCAGATCAGTCTCCCCACGCATGTTGGCAGAGATGGAGATAAGCATGTCTTTCCTTTGTTCAAAAGACACCTTGGCTACCATCAGCTTACCTTGACTGAGTTGCGCATCCAGATAACTGTCCACCAACGCTTGGTGTTTCTTGTTAAGCTTGATCTTAGCAGCAACTCCTGCCTCAGTCATCTTGCCTTCATCCGAATCCCAGTCCCTTCTGATCTGCTGGTCAAGCTCAGCCTCCATTATTTCTAAGGCGTTTTTGAGGTACAAAACCTTGTTCCTGGACATCTCACACAAGGTTGCATACCAAGCATACATAGAAGGTTGACCTGCCAACTCATCGTTGAGTTTGGTTTTATCAATTTCCAGGTCTAACTCAAGGTCAACCTTATGAACCTTATCCAGCTTGATACTCATCTTCAGCTCATCTCGCATAATGCCTCCTATGTCATTCCTCACGTTTAATAAGACTGGTTTACACCTAATTATTTCAACAAGGCCCAAGATTTTTCGCTGCATTCCAAGTCACAAACTAAAGGAACCACAGCATCCCAGTAAATTAATGGGTTGCTAGGATTACTCATAACTGTAGACACAATTTCTGATAAAGCAGAACTTTCTTTACGATACCTATTAAACAAGATAGAGTCATGTACAGTAGCAATAATTCTTGACTTCATATTAAACTGCTTCAAGATCTCATTTATATTTATCAAAGAACATAAGGTGTAATGTCCAGCAGTTCCTTGTATAGGCATATTCACTGCTTGTCGTAAAGCCTCATTTTTTGTGCCTCTATTAGGTGACGTTATCGACAACAGTCTCCTGATATTTCCAAACATAGTAGTCACATAATGGTTTTCCTTCACAAAGCTATGAACATAGTCTATAAATGCTGCAACACCTGGAAATGCTGCAAAATAATGTCTTTTGAACTCTCTGGCCTCCTCAATAGAACATCCCAGATCTATTGCCAAACTTTCATCACCTTTACCATAAACAATACCAAAGTTAATTGCTTTTGCTGCTTTACGCCATTTACTCTTCTTGTCGATAACTTCCATTATACCTTGTCTATTACACACCTCAATTTGTCTAGTAGCTTCGTTGTATTGAACAGGGCTCCCGTATACAATAGATGCCATCTTGGCACCTGTAGCTATATGAATATCCTCACCACGATTAAATATCCCAATCATTGCTTCATCTTGAGCATATTCAGCTAATATCCTGAGCTCCATCTGAGAATAGTCAGCTTGGAGAAGATCGTAGTCTGAATTCTCAGGTACAAACATATGCTTTATGTTGAGATCTGGATCAAAATCAAACCCTATCTCATCAGGGTCTATGTTTTTAGGTATTTGATGCAGGAGGGAGACAGACAACCTACCAGTAACGGTACCATGAATTTTGTAACTAACGTGGACTTTACCATCTGGACAGAGGTATTTAGGCTTGATTGGCTTTATGAACATCTTGTAAAGAGTGCTGTATTTCCTCTGTTGTTTCAAGATGTCAATAATCTCATGCTGACCATCCAACCTAGCCATATTGGCTTTTCCTGTTGATATCAAACGAGAATCATTCTGCAGTTTACCTTTTTCAGTGAGCTCCAAGTCATCAGCAGTCAATCCAAACTCCTGAAATATAGCTTCTCTTACTTGATCTGGTGAATTTATGTTGAACGGTTTACCCATACGCTTCTCAACTCTCCTGATCTCAGGAAAGGAACGGATCTGATCAATAAGCTCATTGATCTTTTGAGTATACCTGGTGTCCAACTCTTCTAGCTTAGATACACTTACAGGACAACCAGCATGTTCCATATCCATACAAGCATAAGAAGCAGGTATCAGGAGGTGTTGGTGAACCTGAGCTAATGAGTTTTTAGATGGCAATACATCGCTCATATCAGACCTCTCAAAATGTGACAACACCGCAAAGTACAATCTGTATCCATACCAGCATAAGGAGCCAATATCTCCCAAGGAATATTACGATAAGAACCTCCTCGTTTAGGGTCACAATCTTTATGGCTTTTCTTGTAATCCTCCAGAGGTCGATCGTATCCACCCATATCAGTGTATCTCCAAGCCAACCAATCTAGTCCATGAGTTCCTGCCTGTTCTGTCAACAAAAACTGCATAAGCATAGTATCATCAGTAAGGTTGTTTGTCTCGATGCCTTCTGTCACCATAAGCCAGCTCATATCAAACTTTGCGTTTTGAGCAATCTTCGGCAAAGGTGACTCCATAATAACCTTAATAATTGATTTAGCATAACTCAAGCTCTTACCCGTAAATATCATATTTCTATGGTACATTGGAACTATGAAAGATTCACGTTCTACAAACGAAAATGAGACACAAACTATCTGTGCATCTTCCATATGTGGGTTGAGCCTGGATGTTTCTAAGTCAAAAGAAACTTCATCAGCATCAGAAGCTCTGGATACCAACAGCTTTAGACCTTCTAGATTTTTAATGAGTGTGTACTCTGCTGGTGGATATACTACCTTCTCTTCATACAGCTCTTTGTAAACCTTTTCGATGTCTTTTACAAAATATTCAAGGAAGGTGTTGTCTCTGATAACGTTTGCAGGGTGAAAGGTGGGAACTACTGTGATGCCTTGGAAGTCATAAACTTTGCCTCTGCAAGATGTTATTCCTGTGAGGTTTAGTATTGCTTTAAAGGCCACTGAGCCCAATAACAAGATAGCTCTAGGTTTCAGTTTCTCAATGTCTTCCATAATGAAGCCTTTGCAATCTTTGATCTCATTGGTCAAAGGCTCCCTGTTTATAGTCTTCCCCCACTTCTCTTGGGTCGGCCTACACCTCACCACATTGGAAAAAGCAACCTTGTCGAAGCTAAAACCCACGTCCTTCAGAATTTCCCTCAATAAGTTACCACCATCAGTCAAGAAGTTCCCAGCCTGACAATCATCATCAGCACCAGGAGCTTCTCCTATAACCAACAAATCTGGATTTTTACTGCCAGTAGTTGGTATTAAAGGGTTGATACACTTCTCCCACAACCTACATTTTACAGCATCACAAGGCTTTTCGTTACTCATTGGATTACCTGTAGATAATTTTGATCAGCAAATACCTTTACATCTGAAATCAAATCAGACAGCTTTGACTTCTCTTTCTGGTTTATTACCAAAATGATCTCTTCTGCAGTAACTGCGATATATGACCTCAGTTTCTTTTCACCATCATAGACATAGATCAATGAGTCACCAGACTTAGGACAAACAACCATGTTCACCTGGTGGCCTTTAGGTCTTAAATGGCAAACCAAGGTTCCAGTTGTGCTTTTGTCAAACAAAATACTCTCAGCTTTCAAAGCTGCTTCATCATTAAGATAAGGCATATACCCTCCTAGATAAGTTTACCTGCAAACACTGTTAATCTGTTCACTGTCCGAATTGTGGGAAGTCTGTAAAACTGGTTTTTCTGCTCGGTATCAAGACTTAACATTGCAGTAGTGTGATGTATAAGGTCAACTAAAGCACCAGCACCATTCTTGAACATTTCAGAAAGGTGACGATTGCCAGTATCATACTCTTCTTTACAATATAGCAACAGTTCAGCCATATCACAGGTTTTGACTACCAACCACTCAACTGACCCATCGCATTTCTCTGT